GTCTACCCACCCGACCTAATCCGCAAGCCAATCCGCGCAGCCTGCCCGCCGAAAGTTTGTATCCAATGTGGCAGTCCGTGGCAACGGATTGTGGAGGTCGAAAGGGAGTTGGAGCCGGGCCGGAACACGCTCGGCCTTGGGCCCAAGACACAGGGCGGCCAATTCCAAGGGGGCGATATGAGCGGCACCGGCCTGCACCATATACGGCATAGCAAGACCGTCGGCTGGGAACCAACCTGCGAGTGCGGGGGTCTCCAAACCTGTCCTGATTGCAAAGGCCTCGGCACCGTCTATATCAGCAAGTCGTTGCGTCAGCAGGATGAGCCCGAGAATGCCGAGATGTATGACAAGTGTCTGCGTTGTCAAGGGACTGGGCGGATAGGTAAAGAAGGTTCCACCAAACCAGGCATTGTCCTTGACCCCTTCGCTGGTGCCCATACAACTGGCCTCGTCTGCATCGAAGAAGACCGCCGCTATATCGGCGTGGACATCAGTGAAGAGTACAACGAGATGGGCAGGCAGAGACTGGAGAAGGCGTGGCGGCAGAAGCAGTACAGGCTGGAAATTTGAGTTATGGCAGATGATGCTGACAAGCAGCAACTGATTGAGTTTGGGAGGCTGACATGAGGGTGTATGTCGTAGGCGATGTTATGTTGGATGTTGAACTCTTTGCTCAGCCTCGCGACAACTACGAGAATGCGCTGATGTGCTTGATTGGAGAACACTGGGACTATTATCCGGGCGGGGCGGCAAATGTCGCGGGTTTACTCCAAGGCTTGGGGCACGAAGTGACGCTGTTCGGACTAACGGGTTCGGATTGGGCGGCGAGCAAGCTGGAACATCTATTGCGCGGAGTAGAAACCAGATTCAAGGCCTTGCTTAGCGTAACGACCACGAAACTTAGGGTTCATGGTGCAACTAGCCAGATAATGTGTCGAGCGGACTGCGAGTACCCAAGGAACGAAGCGTGGGCGGCACAGACCTGCCTATCTGAGGTGCAACGAGAACGCCCGGACTGTGTAGTGTTCAGCGACTACGGTAAAGGTGTCTTCGGCAAGCACACCGAGGAGATCGTCCAAGCCATTATTCACTCAGGATGTCCAACAGTAGTAGACCCTAAATTGAACAATTACAGCTACATTTGGCGTGGAGCTACCGTAGCTACGCCTAACTCCAAAGAAGCCGCAATGCTCAAACTGACGACGGATGCAGTCGTTATAACGAAAGGTGCGGAAGGCGTCGTGGTTCTCCTCAGCCAAAGATCGCAAACTGATCAACTCTCGGTTGCTGTCCCCGCTCCTGTGGTTAAGGTTATGCAAATCGTGGGGGCTGGCGATGCCTTCACCGCAAGTGTGGCTGGCTCCTTGGCTGAAGGTCGTTCGGTAACGGTGGCGGCACAGAATGCTGTAGAATACGCTGCCTATTACGTTTCGACGCCTCGCTCTTCCAGACAGGGGAAGGACGAATAATGAGAAAGGCATTAGGTGTATCATCGGGCCGTGGCATCGCTTTCGCGATATTGTGCATAGTTGTTGTATTTGCTTTGTTTGGGATGTATACTCTTATTAGGTTGGTATTTTAAGCAGAGAGGAGGTGCTTTGTGATGAAGATGTTAGGCTGTGTGTTCGTTTTGATGGTGCTGATTGTTACACCATTGGCGGGCGACGATCTGTGGAAAGAGCTTCTACCTGATCGTGGAGCTGTGGTATTGTCTGTCTCTCAGAATATTGATGGTCAGATACTTGCGGCTGGTAGTTGGGAGGCTTTTCAACTTGGAGGTAGTATGGTCGAGGGCGATCTCTGGAGCGTTAATCCGCTGGGCGGTGGTCTAAGTTGGAGTGGCTTCGGTAGCAGCGAGCGCTCGCGTTCTCTTGGTGTAGGTTACGATGGTAGCCTTGCGGGAAATCGTTGGTATGACCGGATAGTTATCTACGGCAAGACTGCTGTTGACTTCTAAGATGTTTGTTGGTGGGGGTGAGAATGGTTTCGACTGTGGTTAAAGCCTGTAAGGGCACTCCATAGGACGCGGGTTCAATTCCCGCCGCCTCCACCAAAATTTGATAAGGAGAGAGAATGAACTGGGAAGAGTTAAGTTTCAAACACGTAGAAAAAACGTGGGGCAGCGAGGATTGGTTGGTAAATTGCGACGAGTATTGTGCTAAGATACTAACGATCAATCAGTATTGTGGGGGAAGTTATCATTACCATGAGGACAAGGACGAAACATTTCTGTGTTTGAGTGGAGAAGTTCAACTCTTGCTTGAGGCCGGTCGGGGTCATACATCAATGCACAAATTGAGGAGTGGTGTTTCAATGCGAATTCCTCCTCAATGTTCTCACTTGATAATAGGGATTTCTGAGGAGCCGTGCATCTTGCTGGAAGTTTCGACTCACCACGATGATGAGGATGTAGTACGCCACTTTCGCATAGACGGTGTTGATCCCGCCGACTACATAGAAAGGCTTCGGGAAGATGAGTGAGCAGGCCGACCAGTCCCCACTGAGCGATGATATAGCAGCGAAGGCAATAGGTTACACAAAGGTCGATGTTGTCTACCGCTGGATTGAGGCCGGTGTATTGGTTGAGTGGGCCGACCGCGCCGCCGAGCTGGAGGCGGAGCTTGCTGTGCAGGAACGCATAGTCCGGACAGCGGCCTTTGCCATAACGCAGATCGCGCGTTGGCCCAATGATTCAGTGGCAGATTCCATCCAGCATTATATTCGTATCTGGTCAGAAATAGCCCGCGAGGAGTTGGCTGAACAGGAGACCGAGGATGAGTGAGCAGAAGTGAGTAGAACACTCTCTAAAATTGAGCGAGGCAATGTTCCTCGGTACACCGATGATGATGTTGCCGTTGATCCGGTTGCTTGGTGTGAGGTAGCTAAGCCTTACATCGAGAGTAAGGTACACGGCTTAATCCCCTTCGAGCCATACGACTTTCAGAAGGAGATTATGCGAGCAGTTGCAGCAGGACAAGCATACGTCATTGATAAGTCCAGCCAAATCGGTGCATCAACAGCAGTAGTAATAGGATTTGCTCATCAACTTCTCTACCGAGCAAAAGTGACGGGGGTTCCTCAGCATTGCCACTTTATTGCCAATTCAGAGGAGGTTGCCGTTGAGCGGCTTTTGAAAATTGCCAAGGTAGCTCTTAGCACAGCAGAGTTGTCCTTAAATCAACAAAAGAACCTTGATGGTATCAATCCTAAGATCAAGAACAACGAAATTCGCTATTACACTACTCTTGCTCATAACTATATTCGTGCTCACCCTTCGCGGGAAACAGCGGGTCGTAGCTTTGACGGCAATGCGGCACTGATGGAGGAAGTTGCCTATATGCCGTATGCTGAGGGTGTCTGGCGGTCAATGGCTCGCACTCTTGCTGATTTAGAGGATGCTCCTATATTCTTAGTGAGCACTTACAATGGTGATGATGATTTCTTCTGCGAGTGCGTTGACAACAATGAGGAATTAGGGCTTACTCATTTGCCTATTGATTGGCGGGCACATCCTGATCGCTTGGGTGATGATAATGGCGAGGCTTGGAAGAAGCGGTCTCAGAAAAAGTTTGCAGGAAGGATAGCAGAGTGGGAGGAAGAACACGAACTAAAGCGGATTAAGAGCGGGGAGCAAGCAATTGACATACGGATAGTAGAAGAATTTGCAGCCGAGGTAGAATTTCTAGGCCACAAGCCTGTTGCTACTCATCGTTATAGCAAAGGAATAGATACTGCTGGTGCTGGTCGCGATAAGACTGTGCATACTGTTATTGATCTTCATATGAGGCCTCCTCAAATTGTTTTTCAGCGCAGTTATCCTCGCCAAGAAACTACAGAGAAGATAGCAGTTATTGAAGCGCTTGATAAAAGATGGCCTGGCTCGTTGTTTATTGATGGTACTAATGATAGTGCAGTGCCTGCATTAGTACAAGCTCGAAAGAAGACGGCAATAAACTTCACGGCAGGGCATAGAGCAACCGAGCGTGTTGATCGCGTAGAGGGATTGCAATGGCGCAATGTTCCTCGTGGCGAGATGCTGAGTTGGTTGATAGCTAATTTGGAGAGCGGTCTTCTTATTGTTCATCTGGAGGAGTTTCCCGAATTGCGAGAAGCTCTAAGAACAGCACGCACGGGTGTTGGTGAAAAGAAGCGGGGAAAGAATGTGGACTTTTTGGATTCGTTGATGTTGGCGAACTTGGCCTTGACAAAACGTATTCGGAAAGGGTATGATGATGGAAAGAAGTTGCTCGGGGGAATACCAGCTTCTGATAAGTTGAAGAAATTGCTGGGGACTAGATGGTAATGACAGATGCTGATATTGATAATCTTATAGCTCAGCGTGATGAGTTTCGTCAACGGGGGAAGTACACAGAGGCTGATAAGATACGCAGTCAATTGCGTGATAGTGGACTAAAGGTTGAAGACTTTCCAACTGGAACGATATGGTGGGAGCCGCGTCAATAGGACTCCAAGAAGTACCTAGGCGGGAGAGATGAGTAATGGCACGAGGAGATAAAAGCGGGCACGGGCCGCCCTCTGGTGGCAGACGGCGCAACAGGCCAACAAGTGGGAAATGCCGTCGCAATCCGAAGAAGAAGGCTAGATAGTTAAGATGCGGGCTGGGCGAAAGGTAAGCCACCAGCTTCATAAGCTGGGGATCTCGGTTCAATTCCGAGGCCCGCTCCCAGTTTTGTCGGGGCGTAGTGCAGTTTGGTAGCGCGGCGGCTTTGGGAGCCGGAGGTCGCTGGTTCAAATCCAGCCGTCCCGACCAAACCTTTGCCAAGGTGAACATAATGGCTAGTCCAACACGTTATCGGTTAAGTCGTTGGTGGCGTAATCGTGTTAGAGATTGGGGTCGTGACGAAGAAGCGAAGCCCCCCTTGCTCCACGGAGGCTTTTTAGTCTTCCCCGATGGACGTGTGGTTACTACTACTCCTGGTGATATTCCTCTTATTACAGCAGCAGCAAATGCGGCCGAGGGTGATACAAGAGCATCACTGGGCGAGACTGGCGTTACTGGTTTAGTTGTTCGCCAAGGTCGTATTTATCAAGAGTATAGCAATCGTCTCCAAACGCTTAATACCCGCATGATTGCTTATGAGGAGATGCGGCGGTCAGATTCTGCAATAGCGGCAATGGAGGCGATTATTTCTTTGCCGGTACGTCATGCAGATTGGCGTATTGAACCAGGTGACGACAAGGAACTTTCTGCTCGCATCGAAGATAATTTGTTCAATGGCTTGAGTCATTCCTTTGATGATCTTCTTCGTGAAGCTGTGCTGGCAGTGCTTTATGGATTTACCATTCACGAGAAGGTCTTTGAGCAAAAAGATGATGGTTTTCTTGGATGGCGCAAATTCGCTGAGCGGAGTCGGACTACTGTATATCAATGGAAATTCGATTCTACTGGTGGATTAGATGGTATAGTTCAGCGTGGTATTAGTCCTAAAGAGGGGGTTTCTGTTACCAAAGATATTCCTATTAAAAAGTTGATTGTCTGGACATGGCGCAAAGAATCGGGGAATCCCGAAGGCCTTGGTGTTCTTCGACAGGCATATAAGCCTTGGATGTATAAGCAGTATTTTGAGGAATTTGCTGCTATCAGGATTGAGCGGCAGGCTTGTGGGATCTGGGTTGCCAACGGGCCGCCCGAAGGATATACAGAAAGCGAACGCAATGATGTAATAGAGATACTAAAAAACTTGCGTACAGCGGCTGATGCCTCATTAGTTGTACCTGAGGGTTGGACGATAGAGATGCTAGAGCCAGGGCCTGCCGATGTGCCGTTTGAATCGCATATCGAGCGGCAGCATCAGGCTATGCTCCAGACCGTGCTTGGTCAGTTTGTGGGTCTTGCTCAGGGCGGCGATTCGGGAGCTTGGGCGCTAAGCCGTGATAGTAGTTCTTTTTTCCTTATGTCACTCGAAGCAGTTGCAGATTGGTTTTGTTCTTCTTTCAATCGTTATGCTATTGACCAGTTAGTACGTTACAACATCAACGAAAAGGTAAAGAATCCGCGTCTGGTTCATGGCCCGATGGGAGTGCGCGATCCATTCATATTAGCTAATGCTCTTAACAAGTTGTTTGATCCTAAAGCTTCCATTCCAGAAGACGTGGAGATGTACGCACGAGAGGAGCTTGGCTTGCCGGAGTTAAAAGAAGGACAATCGGTAGGAAAAAGAAACCCAATAGAAGAGGAGACTGAATGATGTGGATTTCACCAATTTGGATAGGATTTATTGTGGGTTGGATTGCTGGATGGGTGGCGTTGTACTTGATCTATAAGTTGGGTAAACTTGGAGAAAAATAAAAAAAGATTATTTAGGCCTTGACAAATCTCAGATATTAGAGTAGAATAACTTATGACAAGTGAGAGCGCCTTGACCGCACTGGCTATGCGGTGACAAATCAGGTCCCGACTGACGGCGCAAATGGTGAGCGCTCACCTATATTTTTTTCGGGAGTAACCCTGACGGGAAGGTTGCAATTAACCTTCCCGTTTTGCGTTGGGGGAAGAGAATGCCATACGATCAGAACAGCGAATTGCCAGAGGGTGTACGCAATGCTTTGCCTGTTGCGGCTCAGACAATTTTCCGTAAGGCATTCAATGCTTCGCTGTCTAAGTATGGTGAGGAACGAGCGTTTAAGATAGCTTGGGGTGCTGTCAAGAATGCTGGCTATAGTAAACAAGGAGACAAGTGGATTAAAGTGACTAACCTTGTATATATCAACGAAGGTCCCGCGCAAGCTATTGCGCTTGCTATTATACCTTCCGCAGAAGAGGCTGAGGCCCAAGAACTTGTATGGCATCCTGTGATCTATGTAGGTCGTTGGGATCATTCGCAATACGGGAAGTTTGAGGTTAAACTTTCCGACTTACAGGAAATAATCTCTAACTTTGAGGCAGGTCTTCCCTTGCGGGGCGGAATACCGATTGACGAAGATGGAGTTCATACAGTACGGGGCGAGGGAGCATTTGGTTGGGTTGAAAAGCTGGAGATACGTGATGATGCTCTTTGGGCTGGAATTAAATGGACGCAAGATGGTATTGTAGCAATAGAGGATGGCCGTTATAAGTATCTCTCGGCGTCTTTCTATATCGGTGAGAATCCTCATGCTAAGACTAGTGTGTTAGAAGCAGGTGCTCTCTGTACTCGGCCATTTTTTACGCAGCAGCCTGAGCTACAGATTGCAGCTTCTGAGTATAATTATAGTGATGAAGATGCGACTACTACACAAACTGGAGGTTCGGGTATGACTAATCAGGAAGCGCGTGCAAAGTATGTTGAACTGAAGGGTGAAGTTACTGATGAGGAGTGGGTGAAGATAACAGAGGGTGTCGAGACTGATGAGGCTCTGGAGACTCTCGCTACAAGTTTCGCCGAAGGGAGCGACGAAGGTGCTGGAGATGGCGGCGACGGTGGCACTGAAGGTGGAGAGGAGAACTCTCTGGAAGAGCAACTTGCCGAAGCTAAGACGAAAGTAGGAGAACTGGAGCAGTCGGTTGTGCAGGAGAAAGAAGCCAAAGATACAGCACTCGCGGCTACTCAGACGCTAACCGAGCGTGTGGATGTCCTGGAGAAGGAAAACAAGGAAGCTAAGTTGCATGAGGAGATTGCCGCTGTTGACCTCGGCGACAATAAGCGTTACTCTCCTGCTGCCGTTGATTTATTGGTTGCTGTTCAGGTTGCTCCTGGCGAAGGGTCTATCAAAGCTATGCAGGCTCACATGCAGGAACATAGTGGCAGTATGGATACGGTGATCATGGGCGAGGTGGGAGCAGTTAGTGCTACTACGGCGACTGGCGAATTGAGCGACGAGCAGTGGTTGGAACAGAAACAGATTACTGATGAGACTAAGAAAGAAGTACAGAAGATAGCAGCGACGGAAAAAATCGGTTTCCGTCAGGCATACAACCAAATCATAGAAGCGAGAATGTAGATAGCCAATGGCACAGAAATACGCCAATATAGATGATGCTTGTCAGCCCAAAGCGGGCGAGGCAGTAATTGCGTGTGACTTGATTTCAATTCATGCAGATGATGGCCTCGCGTATAAGGCAAATGCCGGTGTTGGTGCTGACCAAGATGGCCCAGCTATTGGTGTATCTGAAACAATAAAGGCTATTGGGGAGATCCTTGAGGTAAAGCGTGAGGGAAAGATAGCAGGAGCCTCAGGGCTTACTCTTGGTGCTTGGGTATATCTTGCGATAGCTGATGGCGGTATAACTCAAACAGCACCGTCAGTCACGGGCGATTACCTTCAAGTAGTCGGAGTAGCTGTTAGTTCGACTGAATGGCTCTTACAGATTGAATCTCATTCAGTGGTGCCTTGATTTTTGTAAAGGAGAGTGTTAGCTATGGCTCGATATACCGGTGACGATAGATGCTTTCAGGCGACGGCTGGCGAGGATATAGCCAGTTGCGATGCAGTCGCTGTTTCACCGCCAAATGGACTGGCTTATCTTGCTTGTGCCGGTGCTGGTATTGAAGAACTAGGCTGTATCGGGTTCGCAGAAACAGCTTGCGCTGAGGGCGAGATAGTTTCGATCAAGTTCACTGGGAAGATAATGCGTACTGGTGTTGATCTTTTCCCAGGAGCACCTGTGTATCTTGGCAATGTCCCAGGGGCAATTTCGCCGGTGGCGGGGGATACAACGCAGATTGTGGGAATAGCGATACCTGAGCTTGAGATGGCGAATATACAGGGACTATCGCCGTGCAACAAGTTCACAATTTGCCTTGACCAGATAGCGAGTGATACGCAGAAAAGCAGCAGCAGTTCTAGTTCGTCTTCAAGTAGCAGTTCGATGAGTTCTAGTAGCAGTTCAAGTACAGGTGCATAGTTGGTAATTCTTAACGGAGGTGGCTAGTATGCCAGGTACTCCAGGCGCATTGACAACCGATGATGTTCCTCTGCAACTCCTGTATAACGAGTTTCGGGATTCAGTGGAGCGGCATAATGAGATGGATAGAAACTTTAAGACGCTGCTCTGTCGAGCACCCACAAAGAAGCGTACAACGACGATACGGACGCGGAGTATGCGATTCCAAGAATCAGGCGAGGATACCACTCAGCCCGATTACCAGCACGTTGGTCGGCATGATATTGACCTGGAGGCTCCTCGGCGTTGGGTTATTGGCACTGGAGTAACTTCTCGTGCTTACGAGGAAGGTATTGATTCCAACGAGGTACGGGAACATCATGCTGAAATCCTTGACGCTGATGATCGCCTGCTTCAAGAGGTTGTAATTAGGCGTGCTCTGTGGAATACGGCTGGTGGGTGGTACAACGCAACAATTGCCCCTCCGTACTTCCAAATGAACCGCTTCACTGCCGCGCATACCCATTACATTGCGGCCAATGTTGCTGGTGTGCCTTTGCTGGCGCATTTTACAGAACTGAAGCAACACATCACTGAGCACGGCTATACCCAAAACATGGTTGCCTTTACGCATAGTACACAAGCGACCAACATCATAAACAACACCGAATATGCAACTGCACCTGGCCCTATGCCAACACCTGTTATGAGTAAGCTTCAGGAACTTGGCTTCTACCCAGGGTTTATGGCTGCTGGTGTGCCTGTTTATGCCAACGACTGGATTCCAGAGGACTATCTCTTGATGATTTCTCTGGATGTTAAGCCGATGGATTGGCGCATAACTGACGGTGGAGATAAGGGGCAGCGGAACGTGCAGGAACTGATGCTGTTCGAGGTCGCGGCTGGTGACGAAAGTTTGATGACCAAGTATCTCTTCCTAGAGGAAGCCTGTCGATGGACTAGTGCAACAGTTACGGCTCAGGGCGCTGCTGCGGTTTACTACCTTGGTGGAGCGAACTACGTTAATCCAGCTACCTTCTACGTATAATCTGAACAGAGGGGTGAGTCCTGATGGAAGGTGTTAAAACTCACTATTTCTGTCAGAATCAGGTAGTTGCGGTAGGGGCGGTTCAGTATTTTCCGATTGGTAGTACGCAAGGGCCTACACCTATTGGGGCATGGGAATGGGGCACCGTTCTCGTGGATGCGATTATACCTGGTGGCACTTTTGTGACTTTGACCCTGGAAATTAGCCACGATGGTGTAACGTGGTTTCCAGCTTTGATCCATAACACCGCAGCTCTCGCTAATAAGTGGATATTAGCACTTAATGTAGGGGTGGTCGCTACTGGGCAATCGTCCCCTATAGGTATTTCAATCCCTGCTCCATATGTTCGTTTGGGTGCTTTTAGCACGGTTGGCCCTACGACATTAACCGCCGTATTCGTAGCTATAACATAGGAGGAAAAGACAGATGGAAACGACTCCAGGAACCCAAGGATTGAAGACGTTGCAGGCCACAGAAGAAGAGAAGGAGCAAAAGCCCAAGGAGAATATGATCGCTTCTGCGGGTTTGGCACAGTTTACCCAGAAAGAGGCAGTTGAGTGGTTGAAGGTTGAGGAACAAAATGCGCTAGATATTGCTCGGGCTAGTGATGAAATGGGGATGAGAGGTGCTCATTCCGCGCATATTCGCGCTGAAGCTTGTTCGAAGTTGCAAGCAAAGATAAGCAAAGCCAAGGGGAGTAAAATATGGGATCTGAATGCGGAGTTAGGCGCAATTCAGGATCGCATTCTTGGCAAAGAAGCTGCTCAGTCTGTGGAAGGTGCACTTGCTTTTCAGGGTATTGGTGAGCTTTAAGGAGTAAGACAAGTGGCAGCTCATTACATTAACTGGGCAGATGCCCGCAAGTACCTTGACAATACAACGATTGGCGATGTCGTTATCACGAAACTGCAAGCGCTTAGCGAGGTAATGGAGGAGCGGTTTGACGGGCGACTGCGGCGAATGTACGACATACCATTTGTAGAGGCTGAAGATCCCGATAGCTTTGAGATCGCCAAGAAAGTCTGCGGGATGTGGGCAGCAGCAGCTTATCTGCGTGAATCGCTATCTGCGGAGGGTACTGAGGAAAATGCGTGGTGGGCTACCCATCTTGACCAGATGGCTGAGGAGTTAATATCTGCACTGGAAAATCTTGCTGCACCCGATGACGCCGAAGCTGCTGCTGATCCATTGCAGCACATTCCTTATGACGGTGATCCAGATCGTGATGCAGTATTCAAACGAGATAATGTCACTGGTGGAGTTCTTCACGGGGATCATTGGTAATGCAAGCAACGATAGACGCAAATGCGGTAGCACGAGTAGGATTGCAGCGGTATCTGCGGACGCTAAACGGACGGTCGCAAGAACTGTATCCTGTGTGGGATAAAGTGTTGGATATTCTTTACGAAGCGGAACGGCAATTGTTTGCTAAAGAAGGGCGAACAAGCGAAGAAGGTAAATGGAAAAAGCTATCGCCACGATATGCTGCTTGGAAGAAGAAACACTATCCAGGCATGCCAATTTTGACATTAACGGGTCGTTTTAGTGGTTCTATGACTGATCCTACAGGCACGCACCATGTGGAAAAACGACCACAAATACTCACTTGGGGTTCGCATTATCCGGTGAGTGGAGGACACGACTTGGGTGGTATACACGCAGAAGGCCGCCAACGGGGTTTTGCTGGCTGGAAAATCACAGGTTACGAACAATTACCGTATCGTGACCAGCCCAGTCCAATAATAGAACGCATAGAAACCTCAGCGACAAAACATACCAGTTATATGCCAGCCCGTGAGCCAATTCGTATAACTCAACATAATGTCAATGATATAGCTGATACAGTAGTGGATTATATCCTTGACTTTGATTTGAGTCGTCCAAGACAAGCCTGGGAAATAGGTTACTAAATGCGTAGAGATAAGTCGC